AGAGAAATGCTAAAGGATCTCTTATCAATCGTCAAACGACTAATGAACAAAAGAAACTAAAGGTAAAAATAATCTATGCAACTATCTAAACATTTTAAATTAGAAGAATTTACAAAGTCAATGACAGCAACTCGTAAAGGTATAGACAATACACCTGGAGCTGGTGAAATAAAAAATTTAGAAAACTTGTGCTATGAAATACTAGAACCATTACGAGCTAAATTTGATAAACCAATTACTATAACATCAGGGTATCGTAGTCCTCAGTTGTCAGAAGCCATAGGTTCAAAAAGTACCAGTCAACATTGCAAAGGCATGGCTTCAGATATAGAAATTTTTGGTATACCTAACATTCAAGTAGCTTATTGGATTCAAAACAACGTAGACTTTGATCAATTAATACTAGAGTTCTATAATCCAGATGATCCTGCTGGTGGTTGGGTTCATGTATCTTACAATGAAAAAGGATCAAACAGAAAGCAAGTCTTAACTTATGATGGTAAAAAATTTGACAATGGTCTGCCAGATATGAAGTGGAAGGATGGAAAGGTAGCAGGATAATGTGGTTAAGTGCAATTAAACTAGCAATCAATGCTGGATCAAAAATTTATGCAAACAAACAAAAAGCAAAAGTTGCAATGTCAGACGCACAACTATTACACGCAGAACGTCAAGCTCGTGGTGAAGAAAAATATCAAGGTAAACTCTTAGAAGCTAGACAAAACGACTACAAGGATGAGGTAGTTCTTGTTATACTCACATTGCCAATCTTGGTGTTAGCGTATGGTGTATTCTCAGATGATGCAGCAGCTATGGATAAAATTAATTTATTTTTTGAGCATTTTCAAAACCTTCCAGGATGGTTTACAAATTTATGGATTCTTGTCGTGGCAAGTATTTTTGGTATAAAAGGTACACAAATATTTAGAAATGGTAAAAAATGACCATAGCAGCATTTGATCCTGCTTTACTAGGCAACTATTACCAACCTAAATATCTATTACATTTTCAATGGCAAAACTCTGATACTAAAATTTATAGATATGCTTTAGTAGAAGAAATAGATATAAGTAAAATAGATCATAAATTAAAAATTAAACAAGATGAACAAGGATTAACACAGGAAGAGATATGGTTAAAAAAATATTCGTACAACAATACAGTAAAAAGGTAACACACTTATCTCAACAAGGATATGGCAAGAAAAAAGTTCAACGTAGAAAAAATACCTCACGAAAGAATACCAAAAAGAACTAGCATTGGTGGTGGTAGAGTTAAGATGAGTAGTATGAATAAACATAAGAAACGATCTTACAAACGTAAGAACAGAGGAGGAATGTAATGAAGGTAAGTGAAAATACATCTGTTGCTATGCCAATCAAAAATATGATTGGGATAATCGTAGCTGTATCAGCAGGTATATTTGCTTACACAGAACTTACTGCTAGACTTACATCTTTAGAGACAAGTCGTGAGCTTATGCAATCTGATTTGCTTAAAGCATCTGACCAAAAACCTGTAGATCAAGAACAATTTTTGATACAAGAATCACTAGCATCTGACCTAGAAAAGACTATAGTGCGTGTAGATGAAATGATGCACAATGGCGTAAACATTCAAAGAATGATAAAAGATATTGAAAGATTGCGTGATGATGTAGAAAAATTAAAAGATAAGGTAAGAGAAAATGGAAATAGTTATAGCTCTAATAATGTATCTCAATAATGATATGGTTGAGCATACTTATAAAGAAAGTTTAAGTAAATGTTTAAAGTCAAAGCGTGTAGCTATTCGTGAAGTAAACCCACAATCTGTTAGGTTTGAGTGTAAAAAAGTAAATGCTATAACTGAAATATACATGGGTCAAAAAAAAATAGTTAAAATTGTGCAATGAGACGAAGAGATAAACAACCACCAAGAAGCAAGAAGTATTACAGATCAACTAAGTCTGGTGCAGGTATGACTAAAGCTGGTGTTGCAAGATACCGAAGAGAAAATCCTGGATCAAAACTTAAAACTGCTGTAACAAAGAAAAGTGGATTGACAGCAAGAGAAAAAGCTAGACGTAAATCTTATTGTGCAAGATCAGCAGGTCAGATGAAAAGATTTCCTAAAGCTGCTAAAAATCCTAACTCAAGACTAAGACAAGCAAGAAGAAGATGGAGATGCTAGATAAAATTATATATAAATTTTTTGGTTGGATAGATATTTTAAATGAAAAAATCAATGATGTTCTAACTATGGACTTTACTAATTTTAGTAAAAGAAACAAAAAGTGTAAATGTGGAAAGAAAAAATAAGGCGACCATATTTCAGATCGCCTTAATTTTAAATTAATCTATTCTTTTCTTTTCCCAACTATTAGGATTTATTTTATATTTTTTTTCAATAACTTTTTGAATTGAGTGCCAGATTTGACTTTCTAATTTTTTATCTGGTTCTTTAGAAGTATCAGTAACTCCATAATCAACAAAACCTCTCCTCTCAGTTATTTTAATAGTAATAGTTTTTTCACTTACTATTTTATTTTGAAGATCAAACATTAGACTCATTCCCAAATCTATTGCTGGTGATCCACTTTTTACTTTTTTCATTTTTACCTCTCTATTTGTTTATACTTTATTTTATACGATTTGGATATTTAATTCAATAACCAATTTGGCTACATAGTGTCGCAGATTTTGTTGTATGTTTGCAACACCTGTTGTATTATTGCAACAGACAATGTTCAGAAAAAAAACTTGGAACAAAAATAAATACAGAGAATTTGTTTGTGGGTATTGCAACTGGTGCAAAAAAGAGTTGTTGAATACCATGGGTGGATGGATTATAAATGCAGAGAAGAAGCATTTTTGCCATGATGGTAGAGATGGTTCTTGTTTTGATAAATACTGTCATATAAAAAAGGAGGCACAATGCCAGGACACTATGGAAAAGCAAAAGGTAAAAGTAAATTAACTAAAAAACAAAAAACTTTACCAAAATCTTTACAAAAAAAGATAATGAAATCAAAAGCTAAGAAGAAAAAATAATGGCTAAACTTTGTGCTAAAGGTAAAGCTGCTGCTAAACGAAAGTTTAAAGTATATCCATCAGCGTATGCAAATATGTACGCTGCTGGTGTATGTAGTGGTAGAATAAAACCTAAAGGTACAAGAAAAAAAAGAAAGTAATGTCTAAAGGTTTACGATCTTGGGTCAGAGCTAACTGGGTAGACATTGCTAATCCAAAGAAAGGTGGTGGCTTTCCTAAATGTGGCAGAAGTAAGGGAGAGAAAAGAAGAAACTATCCTAAGTGTGTACCTGCTGCAAAAGCTAGATCTATGTCAGCTAGTCAAAGAAGAGCTGCTGTATCAAGAAAGAAAACTGCTGAAAGTAAAGGAAGATCAGGTAAGAAACCAAACTACGCTAGGACATAGTTAATTCATCAAACTCTTGCCATATTGTTTGCTCATCATTCCAAAATCTTCTTCTATGCTGTTTCATTTGAATAGAATTTAAAACTGTTTTATGATCTTGTCCAAAAATTCTACCTATATCCGATAAACTCATCTTGTATTTTTCATTGAGTATATTGTGAATAATATTTCTTGATCTTACAATGTCTGTAGTTCTAGCTTTGGTAAATAATTCTTTCTTACTAACTTCATATTTAATACAAACTTTATTAATCACAGAGTCTATCTCTACCTTTCTAGGTTTTCTAAATTGATAACCAATAATTTTTCTTTCTGTACTTAAAGGTATTATAGTTGTTTTTTTTATTTCACTAATATGATTTGACATTTTTTGTTGTGCAAGTTCAAAGCCAATTTTAAATCCCTCTTCATATAATTTGTATTGTTGCTCTGACAGTAAATAAAAAGCAATCTTATGCTTGTAAATAAAATCGTTGTTGTTTATTTTTTTAATATGTTTTTGAAACTCTTGATTAATTAAAGACATAAATCCCCTACAGTTTTGTTTGTTTTTTTTAGCAATGTAAATTAACGAGTGTTATGCTCTCATTAATTCTTCTTTTGCCTTCTCTATTTTCCAAATAAGTCTATAAGAATCTTTCTGATACTTATTTACTTTTCTCTTGGCTTCCAGGAACTTTTCGTGTTTCTTCTGTTGAAGATCCCTGTACTTCTGAAGGCGAGTTCTTAACTCTTCCATCTTTCTCCTTTTTTACTTTGGTAAAGTCTAGTTTTATATTCTCAACTTTACATTCTACAACTTCCCCTTGTGCGTTGGGGTCGGCAGCTTTCTTTACTTCATCAAATCTTTCAACCAACTGAAAATTAGCTTCGCCAGATTTAATTCTTAAATACTTAACCATTTTTATCTCTTTTGTCTATATCTTTTTTGTGTAGGTCAAAGGTCATATCATTATAGATAGATAGGTCGTGGTAGTTATCTGCCTTATAACCCTTGGTACTCCTGAATAATTTTAGTGTCATCATTAGCTGACCTACCTGGTATGGCTTTAATTTTTTTTTTAAATTGGGTGCTAATATTAAGGTAAATAGCTCTGCAAGTATAGTAAAATTGTATTGGTAATCGCCATATTCTTTTTCACGATCCGCTACAATTCTCTTCTTAATCTCTTTGTCTATGTCTGTAATTTTCATATTGTTTTAAAGGCATGGCAGAAGAAAACAAATAAAGAGGGAGCATTGCCATAGAAAGGGAAGGCAACATGATTCGCTGCTCTGAAAAAAACTTCCGCCACACCAATCAACTACAAAATCTAAATTAGTATTTGTAGTTAGGTTTGTTATATCCTGATCCTTGACCTTTTGCAAACTTGTTTGGTGCAAAAGACGACTGCTGTCCTCTCGGCTTGGCAGGTGCTGAACCAGTATTTGAAGGTGTCAAGACAACATTGATAATTCCTGTGGGATTACCTTGTTCATCAAGATCCTCAAATCCTGCTTGGTTGTACCATGTTTCTCCAATTTTTACATTAAGTCTCCAGGTTTTACCTTCTGGACTTTTTGGATTAACTGGTGCAACAAATATAGGTCTATTATCTCCTTGTTGCTTGTCTTGGTTGTGTGTAAGTTTTATATATATCTTATCACTCATATTATATTACTCCTTGTGTGTTTAGTTGTGTTTCCTTAGTGCCATATAGATCATCTAATTGTCTATAAACTCTAAGGTGGTTTTTCATAGCAATATTAAATGCGTCTTTGTATTTATAATTTCTAAGTTTTCTTAGCTCATAAATAGTCTTTGCATTTTTAATATCTTTTTCAATATTATCTATTGCCATGACATGATTGTTATCATGTTCTGTGCCACTTGATTGTGGAATTTTATTAAAAGGTTTTGCCTTGTAGCCATCTTCATTATCTAAACCTGTCTTTAAATGTAAAGCATTTAAGTAAGCATACTTTTTAGCATAACTCATACCATTACCAGTACCAAACTTATCTAAGTTTCCCATTGCACTACATCCTTCTATATCAACATAGCTTTCTGGATTTTCAATGTCATGTATTCTCATTGAACAAGTGACCATAATAAAAGTTTCTTTGACATAGTTGTTGTAAGTACAAATAGGATATAATCCATTGTTCAGTAATGCTTCCATTGCCACCTTTTGTACTTCGTCATGTAGCAAAGGATTGAATTGCATACCAGGTACTTTCTTGCCTTTAACTACTCCTCTTGCTTCACAAGCTGCCTTGTGTAGTTTTTGATATATATTTGTTTTCATGTGTTTAACCCCCATAGTTGTTTGATTTGTTTTTTTTGGTCGTCTATTAAATCCCTATAATAAAAAGGATGATTTAATTCTGGTGGTTCTGCAAAGGATGATAGCTTTTGAATATCCCCTTTACAAAATATAATTAGTTGTTCCCAAGACTTTAGTCTTTGTGTTAATAAATTATATTGTTCTTCTAAATAATCAGGTCGCAACATATCGTTTGTATCATCAAAGATTATGTATTCGTTTTCATTTACATAAAACAAAAAAGGTTTTCTTTTTGTGCAATGATAATAGAAAGCAAGTTGGCTTATGTGCATTGGGTCAGGATCTGTTGGGAGCTGCGTTGATGCCATGTAGTATTCATCTTTGCCTCTCTTCTTTTTTATTGTAGGTGGTTTAGTTTTTGCTTCGCCTATTGAATTATTGCTTTCATAATCTATACGACCAATAATATCTATAACCATGTCGTTATGTTTGGCAGACACATATCTTTCAGCGACTAACTTATCATTACCAAATATTTCTTTGACACACTTCTTCATATTCTCAATCGTTGGATGTGCAAAGCTAATCATCATCTCTCTTGCTAGTTTATCTTTAGCATCTACTGGTGGTGTGTTCTTATCTATTTCATCTAACTCTTGCTGAAATATATCGTCATAATTTTTGTTCTTGAGGGTAATCTTTTTATCCCCCTCAAACAAAACCTCACAAGTTAATCTTTGTGTTGTGTTATTAACTAAATTACCGAAAGGAGCTTTGTATCTGATCAAGAATAGTCGTCTTAATTCTTGAGGTAATGAATAGTTAAGCACAAACCTAGTAAAGTTTTGGCTTGAAGATGGACTCCAATGATCTAGTCCTTGACCACCATTGAAATTTTTAAAATATTTTAATACTTCTCCAGTATAATAATCTGTTTTTGTAATCATTTGTTTTTCCTTGTTTTATAGGCAATAATAATTGTTGTCAATCATTATTATATGTAATATATATCTCTTTATTGTATAACAAATAGGAGGAAAATGACACTAAAAGAGTGGCGTAAGAAACAAGGTATATCACATTATACTTTTGGTACTATGTTAGGTATCAAATCAATTAATCCAGCGACTAACTCGCAGAGATATTGTTTGGAGTCTAAAGAAAAAAGATTTCCTAAACCAAGAATGGTTAAGAAGATATTAGAAGTGACTAAAGGTAAAGTATCTCTTCAAGATTTATATGAAAGTTGGTGGGAATATGAAAAAACTAAATAAGTTTAAATACAAACGAGTAAGAATATATTGGCAAGACCCAACATCCAACCCTGAGTGGATGACTGTAAAAAAAGCAAAGGATCAAGTATATTCCTGGTGTGAGGACACAGGATATTTATTATACAAGGATCAAAAGAAACTAATTATATTTGCTTCGCATAGTTTTGATGATGATGGCGAACTAACTGTTGGTAATACCACTACATACCCACGATCAGTTGTAAAAAAAATTGAAAGATTAAAATGACCCATTCAAAAATGTTTGAAGAGATAGGTTGTCCGAAACAACTCAAGAAATGTCAAG